GGTATCGTGGAGTTTCCTTGCTGATGCGAACGATGGGACAGATGAGGATTCAATATCAGAAGAAGAACGACGCCGGCGGCAATTACTTCGAGTTCAACTACGGAGAAGCCGGCCGCCTGAACTACTTGCTGCAAGTGCGCCCCAATCCACTCATGACGGCATCAATCCTTCAGGAGCAGATTGTTTACCGCTGCATCTATTACGGTAACGCTTACGTCTACATCGAGCGCGGAGAAGTGGGTGAGGTGAAAGCCCTTTATCTGTGCACTGGCGGTGGCTATAACCCGCTGTCCGACAAATACACCCTCACCTACAACACCAGACAGGGACCTCGGATGCGCGTGGAGACCGACAGTCGGAATGTGCTGCATTTCAAAAACGTGATTCTTACTGACGACTACTACGCCGGAGTGCCAGTTCTCGACTGCGCCATCACCTCGTTGAGCATCGCTGCAACTGGTGATGATCAAGCGCTGAAGGATGTGGCAAAGGGCGGCCGTCATAAGGTGCTACTCCAAGAAGAAAAGAGTCCGGCTGGCCTTGGTTTGAGAGGAAAGGCCGACAAGACCGAACTGAAAAACCTGAAGCGGCAGTTTGCAGACGACTGGGCAGCCAATGATGTTGTGATGGTCGACAACGTAGTTGACACTAAGATCATCAGCCAGACCAGTCAGCAACTCCAGCTACTCGAACAGCGCAAGTATTCGGTATCAGACCTTGCCCGCGTCTTAGGTGTTCCGACCATTATGATGATGGAGGATGGAGGCAGCAATTACAAGATGCCGGAACATGCTACCCAAGAGTTTTTACTTCGCACCATCCAACCCAGAATCCGTGAGTGGGAAGATGAGTTGAACTCGAAGCTGCTCAATAGTTACGACTTTGGCAAACGCCGCATCCATGTCTGCGAGCTGGCCCTTCGTCGACTCGACGCCAAAGGTCAGGCAGAGATCGACAAGATACATCTGGAGACGGGCGTCTGCACTGTCAACGAGCTCCGCAACCAGTACGACTACCCATCCGTCAAAGGTGGTGACCTGAATTATATCAGCACCAACCTGGCAGAGCTGGGAAGCAAGAAGTTAAGTGACGAACCATCCAACGGCAGCGCTGGCGCTGGGGAAGGAGAAGGTGAATGAACTTTTTGACACTTGCAACAATCAAGCAGCAGTTGCGCATCGACCATGATGACGAGGACACTTTGTTGACCGCTTACGGCGAGGCAGCCGAAGAGACAGTGCTCAATATCTGCAACACCACCTATGCGGCCATGCTGGAGAAATACACCGCCATTCCCAAATCTGTCATTCTTGCCGCCATGATGCTGGTCGACACCTGGTACCAACACCGGTCACCGGTCGGCACACAGGCCATGCACCTTGTTCCTTACACCTTCGAGGTACTGATAAAGCCTTACATGATATTCACTTACCCTGAAGAGGAAGAAGAAGAGGAGGAGGAAGAGTAATGGGATATTCAACAGGACTTTTGAGAAGGAGGGTGACAGTTGCAAAGAGAATGCAGTCAACCACCAGCGCATTCGGAAAGGATGCTGCGGGCATAACATACGAAACAATCGGCACCTTCTGGGCAGATGTCACATGGACGAAAGGCGTGAAAGCCATGCGGGAAGGTGCGCTCGATGCTTACGACATCATCATGATCCGGATGCGCTTTCAGTCCATCATCACCCGCGAATGCCTGATGCAGTTCGAGGGGAAATGGTACGACATCGAATCCTTCCATTGGGACTATCAGGAGAACATCATCCAGGTCACCGCGCGTGAACGGGCAAATCAAGATATAACATTGAATAATTAACCCACATATTATTTTCGACATGTCAGAATCAAATTACAGACTAACACAGACGGGTGTGGAGACTCAACGGATCCTCAACTCCGTCCAGAACTTTGACGATGAGCCATTGGCCAGCTCGCAGAATCCTGTGAAGTCATCCGGTATCAAGGCGGCCATCGATGAGGTGTCGGGTCAGTGGCAGGGAAGCGTGGCAGCCGAAGCTGCTGCAAGAGAAGCTGCCGACACGACACTGCAAGAAAATATCACTGCTGAAATCGTCCGCGCAACTGCAAAAGAAGGTGAGCTTCAGCAAGCCATCGCTGCATTGAGCGGCACAGAGCCTATCGTCGGCCCACTTCCCGAAAGCGGTGAGGTCGGCAGGATTTACCGCGTACCTGGAACCGACAGTTATTCCGATTATCAGTGGTATAACAACGCTTGGAAGCTCTTGGCCACTTACAGCTTAGTCGGCGTCAACGCGCAAGTCGGTTATTACACATGCTCGACTGCTGCCGGAACCGTCGGCAAGGTTGTCGCAGCTGAATCCTACACCCTCCAGGTAGGTGGTGCAGTGCTTGTGAAATTCAACAATGCCAACACCAGCAATGGCAATATCACCCTGAAGATTGGGGATGCAGCCAGCAAGCCTTTGTATTATCATGGGTCGAAAGCCAGCGCCGCCAACAGCTGGGAAGCCGGCGAAGTTGTCCGCGTCTACTACGATGGCACCAACTACTATGCCAACCCTGTCGAGCATAAACTGGCTGACAACCTTCGCAGCTGGGCCGATCGTACCAGCATCAACATTGAAGATACATGGTCTGATCAGGTTCGCACCACTGCTGGCGATAACAGCATCAACAGTGAACTGGGCGCCCGCTTGCTTGCCATCAATCCAACATCCGACTTCTCTGCCACCTCACTGAAGGTGACCGGTTTTAACCTCTTGCGTAATGCAGTGGCAGTTGGTGATGCTTACTACTTCCTGGTTCCAAAGCTCACCTTCGGGACGTTCGGAACGGCCGACGAAAACAACGGCGTTCTGTTCACGAACTCTGCCGGAACCAACCTCACACCAACAGTGCGCTTCAAGGCATTGGCCGATGGTGTGCCAGGATCAGCCAGCGATGGATCGGCTTGCCCATACACCAACAGCAATGGCTACCGATTCTTTACGACATCAGGAGCCGGTTATCTGATTGTGTCAGGCATCACCCTGTCATCCACTTGTGCACATATCGCATGGAGCCGTCGTTATGACGAATACGTCAGCATCACTGACGTGAACGATGCCGGATCTACCATTTCCCTCACCAGTCTCTTTGATGCCGTCCACAGCGACGTCGACAAGCTGCTGACAGTGGGAGTGGGTGGAAGCATGGTAGCCGATAGTGTAGCCTTCGGAACAAGCGCCGCAACATGGACCCGTCGAGTTGCCCGTACTCAACCAACATGGACGCAAGTGACCCAGGACCCAGACACCGGCCTTTATGAATACCGCGCCACCATTTCCGGCATTGCATCCGATGGGCAGGCGGCTTTCGAGAGTGAGACGGAAAATATCATCGTGGCCGGCACCGAGCTCACCTATTACAGCGAGAGCGCAACTGCCACCACTGACTTCGTGAAATACGAACTTGCAACAGTTGCCACCGGCAATGTCAGCATGTCAAACTCTTTGTCAATCGAGGACTGGGGATTGGAGATGCTGATCGGCGCATCCGGCACTGCAAACATCACCACTTCTTACTCGCAGAGCTATCCTGACGCTCTGGCAGCTATCGCACAATTCCGCATGGCTGACGCAGAAGCAGCCATCGAAGGCAACAGTGGACGGCTTGATACGGTCGAAGCTGTCGCAGCCGGTGAGGCTTCATCTGCCGACTTCTATGAAATGCCAAAACTGATGGGCCAGCCCATGAAACTCTTTAGCAACGGCGCACCATCAGCAGCTGTTGTTCCCGACAACTGGATTCAGTTCCTGGACGGTGGATATGACTGGAACGGCACACCATCAGCACTCGGTCAGGAGTTGATTGACTACTCGGTTGCAAGTGGCGGCCATTACACAGCAGTCCGCGATGGCCAGTTCGGCCTCAAATGGGTAAATTCATAAACTTAAAAACAGAAAGGACAAGATATGATTATTTTCACAAACCTTCCAAAACGAGGTGATGCAGTCCTCGGAGAACTGGCAACCGGAAAGGTACGTTATGTCGTTGCCGATCATTTTGTCGGAGCCAGCGAGGTCGACCTCTCGAAATATGAAATCATCGGTGTTGTTGTCGAGCGTGTCGGCGACAGTGCCCTGATTGCTTATAAAAACAGTGCGTCAAGAGTATGGGCAAAGCGTTACTCTTTCGCCCTGACCGGTTACACCCTCGACGGTACCGACCGTACTGGTGTCCTGAATATTCGTCAGGCAAGCAATAGCTGGGGAAGTAATGTCAGCTACACAGTCAGCTACAACGCCACGACAGTTGCACAACTTGTCGACCAGCTCAACGCCTTCTTTGTCGACACCACCAACCCCGTATTCCAACAGCAGGACTGGTATGCAGAAGCAAATGACAACGTCATCACTCTTTCGTTTGATTATGTTTCCTGGCAACAGGCAAATAACAGCGGAAGCAGCGGTTTTTCGCTTTCTGCCAACTTCTTGCCAGATGTTCCGGCTCTCGCAAACATGCGCCGCAAGCATGGAGGTAATGGTGGCGAGGGTGCCGTTTCCAGCTATTATCGCGCACTGGCTTATTTCCGCGCTGACAACAGCTCGTCAACCTACAACCCAACATCCAACGTGACGGACATTCGCACAGGTTACCCTGTTTGTCTGCCTGCCTACCTGGGCACTTCATCTTACCGCAAGGATGGCGACACCCAGCTCGACTATTGCTCACTGCTCCGCTCCACTTATGGGGAAGGTGAGGCTGGATGGCAGAAGTATATGCAGAGCTGCATGCCGGTTATTCCTACCGACTTTGGAAACATGGGCATGACGGACGGCCTGGCCTACACAAAGCTCATGGCCGAAAAGCGCTATAACAGCAACACCAAGCAAAATGAGGTGCTTTCTAACGTGGGCGATTTGAATGTTCCTTGTGGAACATTGGTGGCTTGGCAGTTCCAAACCAAGGATGTAGACTCTCTTTACTTCATTATTGACGGCCGTCAAAAAGCCTATCGACCCAACGAAAATGGACGCCTTACGGTTA